GTTTCCCAGTCACGATCCAGAAGGTCAAAACATCACTCAAATTACATTTACTGAGCCACGTGGCGCCACTGAAACCGGTGCTATTAAATCTGGTGACATGTTTGAGTTTGTTGATGGCGTGAGCGGCTTTGACAATATGCGCGCACTAACCTTTATCGGCCATAAGATTACAGGCGCTTCTGTACAATTCAGAGCTATTGCAGATGCAAACAGCTCGGCTGGTACCGTCACAGTAACTTTAACCGCGCAATCACAAAACGGTGGTTTAGTTTCTGCGCCAATCGCAACTCAAAACATTAATCAAAACATTCAGGCAGGCATGCAGGTGCGTGTGATACCAAGCCATAAAGCAGGTCTTTTAATGTCTGGTAATCCTTTATATGTAGCGTTACCACGCTTACCTGACGAACCTCCATACCCAACCTCAAGTGAAGTTGATGAGGATAGCGGTATTTCCATTCGTCACTACTACGGTGCGTTATTCGGACAAAATAATCGTTCTTATGTCCGAGATGCGATTTGGGGCGCGACATTGGTTCCAGAGAACTGTATGCGTATTTGTTTACCTGTTTAATGGTTTTTGATTGAGGATTTTAAAATGACTGTAGCTTATAGCAATTCAAAACCAATCATCAATTCAGTTTACTCAGCAATTGAGCAGATGATTGTTTCAAATAACGCGACTGCACCTAACACAAAGTTAGATGTAAGCGCAGGTTTAGCGAGAGACCAGAGCGATACCTTTGATATCAACCTAGGTGATTACAGAGGCTCGGGCGCAAGCGCTAATGCAACCACCACAATTGATACTGCCGCGGTAGGTATTAATGGTATCGACACGGGCGAGTTAGCAGCAACAAAAATGTACTACGTGTATGCGGTTGACGGCGCACAATACGGTAATAGCGCAGGCTGTATCGTTTCTTTAAATGCCCCAGATACTGGCCCCATTATGCCATATGGTTATGCCTTATATCGCCATATCGGCTACGCGGCAACTGATGGCTCTAAGAACTTTTTGCCAATGAAGCAATTAGGTGCTGGCAATTATCGTAAGTTTTTATACAACACCATTCGTGCTACCGGGGTCACATCCGGGAATGCAACCACTGCAACCGCGGTTAGCTTGACCAACCTGGTGCCTGCTGTCGATGGCTTAAACGTGCATGTTTATAGTGCATTAACGCCAGGAGCAGCTAGCAGAACATTAACCTTGTATGCCGGCGATTTAACTTCTGCGGAAGCTATCGTTACAGGACAGGTTACTAGCGTGGTAGTTACAACAGTGCAAGACGTGGTCGCAGAATTAAACAGCGGTGCCCCACGTATTGGGTATGCTGTAGCAAACAGCGGTGATGCGGCTGCGGTAAGTGTTGCTGGCTTTGACTTTGAGGTGTAATTCGTCATGGCATATACAGCACTTCAATTAATAACAAAAGCCTTTTGGTTATCTGGTGTCGTTGCTCGTAACCTTGAAGTGGTTACGGGTGATAAAGCATCGGAAGGATTGGCGTTGTTAAATGAAGTGCTGGCACTTGGCGCTGCCGAAACAAGACTTGTTCCTTATTTTCAAACTTTAGATTTGATTCTTTTGGCAGGTCAAGAGGAATACATTCTCGATGATGTAATCGAAGTGGAATCGCTTACTTTTAATATTGATAACGTTAGATACCCAACCACTCAAATGGGTCGTCAAAAGTATTTTGCGAGTGGCCGTGTTAACAACCTTCAATCACTACCAATTAGTTGGCACGCAGAGCGTCAATTAGATGGTATGAAGTTGTACGTTTACTTTTTGCCGAACCAAACTTACACCGCACAAGCAGTTGTTAAAAAAGGGCTGACCTCAGTCCCTAGCCTGCAAACTGACTTGTCTTTAGTCTATGACAATTTTTATTTGAGCTACCTACGTTATGCGCTAGCTGAATATATGTGCGAAGACTATGACATTCAGTTCGCCCCACAAAAAGTAAAAAGGCTAGCAGCATTGCGCGATGCAATGGCTTGGGTATCTCCTCCTGATTTAACCATGAGAAAAATCAGCCTATTCAACGAAAGAGGTGGCACAAACTGGGCATTTCTTAACTTGTCACAGGGGTATTTGCCATTATGAGTCAGTATGGTAGCTATTACACAGAATTACCTCTCGGCATCGTAGGCTCGACCAAATTCGGCAAGTATGACTGGATATCTGATGAGCAAACTTTCAATATGATTATTTCTGATGGCAAACTTACGCCGTTTGCAGGATGGAAAAGAATAGATGAAGTAAGCCCAACAGGGGATGGCAGAGGATTATTCCCCGCTGCAAATATAAATGCCATGTTCGCGGTGATTGATAATGATGTTTATAAATATGATGCCTCATTGCGTAGGCAGTTTATTGGGCGTTTGGAAACTTTTACCGGCGATGTGTTTATTGCTGAAAATAATGCCGAGCAAATTGCGATTTGTGACAAGGTAAATATTTATATTTACGATAATCGGGCAAACACATTTTCAACATTAACACCCGATACACTGGGATTTTCTCCCGGGTATATTTCTTTTCAAAATGGATTTTTCATAGCAACTGACTTAAATACTAACCAATGGCGATTATCGGCAGCAAACAATGGTTTGTCTTGGCCTTTTGAGGCGCAAACCGTTGGAGAAGTCTCAACAAAACCAGGAAACGCAGTGGCTGCACTACCATTTCCCGGTGAAGGTAACTTGCTTTTAGTTTTTGGCCAAACTGTTGGGGAGCTATGGACAGACGTGGGAGCAAAATTGTTTCCCTATCAACGTAGCCAATCAACTAATATCGACTTTGGTTGCATTAATCCTGCAACAATTGACGCGAATCAAAAAATGGTATGCTGGGTAGCAATTAATGAAAAATCTGGCCCAGCAATTGTCTATTCCATGGGTAACGATATTCATCGTATATCTACCGATGGAATAGATTTTAGAATTGCCCATCTTAAAAAGCCCGAGGATTGTTATGGCTTTATGCTAATGCTGGATGGGCATACTTTTTTTGTCATTACCTGGGTAACCGATAACGTTAGTTATCTATATGATTTTAACACCAAGAAATTTTTCACATTAACTGATGAAAATATGGATGCGTTCATTGTTAAACGCGTCGCACTTTTTAATAACAAGTATTATTTCGTTAGCATTAAAGATGGCAATCTATATGAGCTAAATGGGGGCTTCGGCGTTTACGACTATGGTGACGGCGAAATCAAGGAAATTCCTTACATCAGAGTAACCCCAAGCATCAAACAACCAAATCAAGCTTATTTTTCTACTGGCTACGCAGGCTTTCCTATCGAGCAAGGACATTTTGATTATACGCTGCCTGCTACCAACAATATTCCACGCATTGATATGTCAATTTCAAAAGATGGCGGTGTCAACTATAGCAGCTACGACCGCATCGACGTGAACCCACTCGGCTCGAGAATTGCGCGGGTAATGTGGAGAAATATGGGCGCGGCAAATGATTTAACTTTTCAATTTCGCTTTCATGGATTAGGCCGCTTTTTAGCTGGCGAAGGCGTAGCGGGGGTTTATTAATATGATTACACAACCTGTACCTCAATCAAAGCCAATAGATGAAAACGGCAACTGGACTACCGAATGGCAACAATATTGGGATACAAAATCAAAAAATGAGCAAGTTTCATTAAGCGAAGAAGGTTTCTTAGTTCCAACTCAGACACCAGCCAATATTACAGCGCTTGCGCCAGTATCTCCGAGTGGAATTTTGCTTTTTGACGCTACCGTAATAAATGGTGGAAGTTCCTCTAATCCAAATGGGCAGCTTTATATCAGATTAAATGATGGCACGTTCCATCCAGTAACAAATACATGAGGTGAGAAATGGCTTGGCTTTATAACAACCCTGCTGATGCGGCAGAAGATTATCTAGATCAGATACCTTCGACAATTAGCCAGTACTACAACCCGTATATTACAGCCGGCCAGCAGTCGCTAGGAACAGCTCAAAACCAATATAACGAACTTTTAGGTTTGGGTGCGCCGGTAGGACATGCATATGGCGCAATGATTACGCACCCAGGACAAGTCGTAAATGCCATTGGCTCAGGATATCAACAGTCCCCAGGTTATGACTGGCAAATGGAGCAGGGTCAAGACGCTATCACAAATGCAGCAAGCGCCGGCGGCTATCTAGGCTCTCCACAGCAACAACAATATGCGGGGTCACTAGCTGAAAATTTAGCTAACCAAGATTATTACAACTACCTCAATACCGCACTTGGCCAATTTGATAAAGGACTTTCGGGTGGTGCTGGTTTATACGAAACAGGATTAGGTGGCGAGCAGCAAATAGCTAACCAAGATTATTACAACTACCTCAATACCGCACTTGGCCAATTTGATAAAGGCTATTCAGATCGTGACTGGGAAAC